GAGAAGATGCGTAAGGCTGGATCTAAAGGCGCACCTACTGCAAAGAACTTTAAACAAGCGGCTAAAACAGCAAAGAAGAGGAAATAGATATGCCTAAAGTCGGTGGAAAACATTATTCATATACTAAGGCTGGTATGGCAGCAGCTAAGAAGGAAGCTCAGCGTCCTGGTAAAAAAATGACTAATAAAAAGCCTGTGAAAAAATAACAAAAAATTAACTTGACTTTTACTTAAAAGTATGATATAATATACCTATACTATAGCATATATAGTATGTAAAGTCAATAACTTTCAACACTGTCCCATAAGGAAAAACAGTAATGACACCAGAAACAGAAAAGTACTTTCGTGATTTAAATGACATGTTCCGTTCAGAAGGATGGAAGATTCTTTTATCAGACATTCAAGCTTCGGCTAATAGTGTTAATTCAGTAGAAGGTACTAAAGACGAGCAAGACCTTTACTTTCGCAAAGGACAACTTGCTGTAATGGCTAATATCCTTAATCTTGAGACGCAGGTTGCTAATGCTCAACAGCAAGCTGAAGAGGAAGATCAGCCTGATGCTGAAGATTAGAGATTTTAAGTGTCCTGATGGACATGTGAAAGAATACTTTGTTAGTGACGATATTGAACTTATTAGGTGCGAGTGCGGTAAAGACGCTAAGAAAGTTATCTCTCCAATCAGGTCTGTACTAGACCCAATTAGTGGTGACTTTGCAGGAGCTACTATGAAATGGGCTAGAGAACGTGAAAGGAAGATAAAACAAGAACAGAAGGCAAACTCTTAGAGCCCTTCTACAAACTACCAATCTCCATAATGCTAATGCACGGGGTTTAATAATGGCAGCAAAGCTAATAGATGAGCGTCCTGAACTAGAGGATAACGTAGACACAACTGAACTGGACACACAGGAAGAACAGTTTGAACAGCCTGAGGAAACTCAACAAGCTGAACCACAAGACGATCTACCTGACAAATACCGTGGTAAATCTGTAGAAGAAATTGTACGGATGCATCAAGAGGCTGAAAAGCTCTTAGGTAAACAAAGCAGTGAAGTTGGTGAGCTACGTAAGGTTGTAGATTCCTACATTCAGACACAACTCTCACAACAACAAGAAGCACCACAAAAGTCCGAAGATGATGATTATGACTTCTTTACTGATCCTGACAAGGCAGTAAGTAGAGCCATTGAGAACCATCCTAAGATTAAGGAAGCTGAACAGTACACTCAACAGTACAAAAAAGCTACGGCTTTAAATCAGCTTCAAGCTAAACATCCAGACATGCAACAGATCCTACAGGATAATCGGTTTGCAGAGTGGATTAAAGGCTCTAAGATTAGGACTCAATTGTTTGTACAAGCTGACCAGCAGTATGACTACGAAGCGGCTGATGAACTATTCACTCTGTGGAAAGATCGTCAAACCACTGTAAAGCAAACTGCACAGGCAGAGAAGGCAGGAAGGAAAGAAGCAGTTAAGGCTGCTAACACAGGCAACGCCCGTGGCAATCCTGACTCACAGTCACGTAAGATTTATCGTAGGGCAGACATTATTAAACTTATGAAAACTGACCCCGACCGATACCAAAGCCTATCTGATGAGATCATGAAGGCATATCAAGAGGGGAGGGTCAAATAGCTAACATTTAGGAGAATCTAATGGCTACTTCAATTTATCCCGCCACTGGTGGTTTTGTAGATAATACTTCAGCAGACAAGTTTATTCCAGAGATCTGGAGTGATGAGGTTATTGCTGCTTATGAGAAAAACCTAGTCCTTGCCAACCTTGTCAAGAAAATGTCAATGACTGGTAAGAAAGGCGACACCATCCACATTCCTAAGCCAACTCGTGGTACTGCGAATGCTAAGGTGGAAAACCAAGCTGTACAGGTACAGAACGCAGTTGAGACTGAAGTTCTTGTAACTATCAACAAGCACTTTGAATACTCGCGTTTGATCGAAGACATCACTGAAGCACAGGCTCTTTCGTCTCTGCGTCAGTTCTACACAGGTGACGCGGGTTACGCTCTTGCTAAGCAAGTTGACGATGACCTGTTTACCCTTGGTAAGTCTTTCGGTAACGGTAACGGCTCTTCATGGGCGCACAGCGCTTCTTTCCAGATCACTGCTGGTGGCGCTTTGGAAGCTTATGACATTGACGGTACTGGTGACGTTAACGCATTTACTGATGGTGCTTTCCGTGCTCTGATCCAGAAGATGGATGATGCGGACGCTCCTATGGAC